CCTTTGCAATTGCGCTCTGCACATTGGTAATCAGCACCGGTTTATTGAGGGGGAAGATTTCCGCATCCGCATCGCTGGCCGTGCAGACCATGCCAACAATGGCGGTGGATACGGTGGAAATGACGCGGGTGCCGTCGTTAATCTCCAGCACCTGCACGCCGTGATGATAGTCACTCATCCGTTTAACTCCGTGGTTAATGGGTGCAACTATTTTCTGTTGGGCAGTGCATAAGACGCTATTTGACCTGACTGGTCAGTGGATGAAACAACAGATTAAAGAAAAGGCGGGCAACTCGCCCGCCCGTCCTGATTTGTACTCACTCATTTTTCAACTGACAATTTACATAGCCCAAAAGCTATCAAATCAGACAGTCTGCTTTGAGCCAAAAGCAGACGTTATGGTATGTCAATCAAACAAGAGGAAGTGACCTGCTCCCCGTTGTGGGTGTGAACCTCATGAGCATTCAACCTTTCAATGCTTCAATCGTATTATTAAGTCGACGCAACAGGTCGTCGTACGTCAATATGTCTATCATGTTGGCGTACTTACGTTTGATTATCTCAAAATCAAGCAACTGACCGTCGGTCATGTTACCGTTCGCTATCTGATCGCGCCCGACAATGATGATGGCTTTTGGGTTAGATATACGAATACGCATTCCCGCTGGCAGAGAATTCTTGTAGGCATTCGTAAGCTCTTTTTCACCCTTAACACCCCATTTAGATAAATGAAAAATATACTTTTCAGCCTGCATAATACCGCCGCTAAGTTCTGATGTAGGAATATAGTTATCGCGATAGGGCGTCTTGCGAAGGATCTTATCATCAAACGGCTTTTTGACTTCGATGATATCAAGGTTGCCGTTTGCATCCACCAGTGCAATGTCTATAAACCGATTTGTTTTAGCCGAAGGATTAGAGTAATAGTCGAAAATTTTAACCTTCTCGAGGACCTTGATATATTTTGGAAAAAGTAATGTGATGAAGGGTATCATCAGGCTCTGCCAGTCATCTTCAGACAAGTTAGTTTTGTTATTCAACGCATCCTGGATAATGTCTCTTATGAGTGTATATTTCTCAATTTCGAGCTTATTTAAAACTTCTAAATCTAGTTTGTCGGTTTTTCTGATCACTGTTTTTCTGTTTAGGTAATGTTCATACCGTTCGCGAGCATCTTTCATACCATCAAGATAACCTGCGAGAATAGCGTGAACCCTTGCATTAGCATAGCGATCCAGTTCCCCTGTGTTGGGGAATTTACTTTGCAACTCTTGGAATACGCTTTTTGGTATAGCTTCCGGCTTATCTCCTCCGATGATGATGGGATTATTGTGATCGAGTAGTTTTGAAAGCCGACCAAAAATGGAGACGTTGCGTTCTGACGCAAATACTTTCCTTTCAAGCTTGATGGACTTATGTATAAGGACATCTCGATTAATGCTTAGAATCCGTCCCGGAACTGTTATGTATTCATTATTAAGCGTGCCAAAATTAAAGGAATATTCGTAATCATTAAAATCCTGAACGGTTGACGGTGGGTTTCTCAAGTCCTGGAGTTGAAAGTTAAAAATTCGTGAAATGCATACTGTTTGAAATTTATTTAAACTCTCCCAAACCCAAATTATTTGTTCTCCGCTGTCACCGTCGTAAGTCATAACAACGTCATTTGATACAAAGCTGAACTGTAACATATTTCCTCTGATTGATAAAACGTCCCATATTTTCCTGATAATTGCATTAGAGATCCGGCATGAACTGATGCCCGCCTATAATGACTAACTCTGCAATCACTGTCTCGATATTATGTTCATCCCCCATTTTATCCAAGTTATAAAATAGCAATCACGTAGATAATGACCTGCTCCCAGCAAACTAACATAGCACGATGTAAGCAAGTTCCGCTTTTGGTACAGAGCAGACTGTCAGATTAAGTTTTACTCTGTGCCATAGATACGTTAGCTCACTCCAGATATCATACAACTTATTGCGGTATTTCCGGCCATTCAGGATTTGCAGGATCCACACGGCTGACCAGAACGCTGTAGCGTTCCCATAACTCCAGTCGTGCGCGCTCCTCATCCGTCGCCATATTCAGCCTGACGGCGCGTTCCAGCGGCTGGATAACGCTTTCCGCTTCGGAAAGTAACACGGCCTTTTTTGATTCGGCCTGTTGTTGCTGTTCGTCTGCCGTATAAATCCGCTTAATCACGGCACCATCCTTAAACATCCATTTACCTGAGTCATCAGCACGTCGGTTGGCAGTAATATCAGGAACCTCGACAACGCTAAAACCTTCAGGGTTAAGCGTTGAAGCATCTCGGGTGATGCCGACAATTATATTATTCTCGTCGTAAACAATCTTTATCGTGTCTTCCTGAAAATTACTTACTTCCTCATACCAGTTTTTTCCCTCTTCGGACCATAACCAGATAACATCAAAATTTTTTGTCAGTTGATACTGGGCAACAGTTTTTGGATTACCCGCAGTAATATTTTTTAAATGCTGCATAAACTACACCTGTGCGACGTTATACCATGTGCCATTGATGTATTTTTGTATTGGTCTGAATACTGCGGGGTCATCACCATCGACTTCACCGACAATACCAAGCCCTGTAATTACATGCCCTGCTTTCTCATACATCACCCCTTTCTGCATGGTCTGGACAACACGTGTGCCAAGTCTGACATCTCTCACATAGCGGGAATCAAAGTTACCGTAATCCGAGGGATTAACACGCCCCGTAATATTTATGGTTTTATTACTTTGAATGCTACCGGAGACAAAGCGCATAACATGGACGTTATTAGCATAAACATCCAGATTACCGTCGCCATTTTGTTTAAAGCCCGTGTCATTATCACCCAAAACAATCGAGTTACCGCCAAGAGCACTGGATGTACCGATGCCCAGTGCACCATTCAATTGACCTCCAGATAATGATAACGCCCCAACATCAGCAGCAGTCGGTTTAATGTGCGAACTGTAAATTACATATACAGTTCCATCTGTCAGGCCTGTTGGTTTATTCGCTGTATAAGTTGGTGATGTATGAATCGTTACGCTGGCGTTACTGGTATAATCCCACTGAATATTAACACCTGTGGCGTAATTACCTATTTCAACATAAACATCATAGGTATCACCGGATGTATTCACCCATGCAAAATTAGTAAATCCAACCGAGGTCCGTCGCCATAACGCACCAGTAAGACCTTTTGGATTTCCATTTCCCGCACGAAGAACAAGTTCAGATATACCAGCCTGCATAGGGGAGTTAACATTATATCCGGCACCACCAATCAGACTTATGTAAACCACGGAACTGGCCTGTGGCATGGTTACAGTTGCCAGCCTGAACCATCCTGTACCACCACTAAAAGACATGGTTGTTGAATTTGTTGCTCCAATATTGCGCAGGAATAATCTTTTATCAGGAATATCCGCGCCGTTCTGATCTTTCTGAAGACGTTTCTCAGCATTGTCATAGGCAGACCTCACCGCTTTTGGTGTTGCGGCCAGCGTTTCAGAATCGCTGTTGGTGGCGCTACTGAGCTGGACAAGGCCTTTTCTCGCTGTGGTGGCGTCCTGTGCAGTGTATTTCCCGTTAGCAAGGTCATACGCTGTCTTAACCGCCTTTGGCGTTGCAGCCAGCGTTTCAGAATCGCTGTTGGTGGCGCTACTGAGCTGAACAAGACCTTTCCGCGCCGTGGTGGCATCCTGTGCAGTGTATTTCCCATTAGCAAGGTCATACGCTGTCTTAACCGCCTTTGGCGTTGCCGCAAGCGTTTCAGAATCGCTGTTGGTGACGCTACTGAGCTGGACAAGACCTTTTCGCGCTGTGGTGGCGTCCTGTGCAGTGTATTTCCCGTTAGCAAGGTCATACGCGGCCTTTACCGCTTTTGGTGTTGCGGCGAGCGTTTCAGACGTGCTGTTGGTGGCACTACTGAGCTGGACAAGACCTTTTCGCGCTGTGGTGGCATCCTGCGCAGTATATTTCCCGTTAGCCAGGTCATAGGCGGCCTTTACCGCTTTCGGCGTTGCGGCCAGTGTTTCAGACGTGCTGTTGGTCGCATTGCTTAACTGAGTAAAACCTTTTGCGGTCAGCGAGGCGTCCGGGTGACGTCGTGACTGTTCATGCTCTGCAATTTTGTCATCAACGTAATCCTGCGTCGCCATCACCGTTGTGGTGTCAATGGTCAGCTCCACTGAGGCCACACTGCTGACGATGATGACCATGCGGCAGGTCTGCGAACGCCCTGAGCCTTCGGCAAGGGCAGG